TGGCGATGCGGAATAGGTTATTCGCTACCTGCGCGGTCAACACCGGCTGCGCGTTTTCAAGTTCTGTTTGATAGTACCGACGCAAGACCTCGACGCTTACGCCGATGATGCGGGCGATCTCCTCTTGCTTGAGGCCGATGCCCGCCATCATCGTGACTTGCTTGCGGGTTTTGTCGTCTGGCTTATGCGCTGCGGGCATTGCTCATCTCGTTAAATGTTTTTCCGGTTTCAGCGTGAATTGCTTCTTTGCCGGTGAACTCCTGCCAGCGCTTTATGATGACATCGCAGTATTTAGGGTCCAACTCCATAAGTCTGGAATAACGACCGTTTTTCTCAGCAGCGATCATTGTCGTTCCAGATCCTCCAAAACTATCAAGAACGATGTCGCCACCCTTCGTGTTGTTTAGCATCTGATATTCAAACAACGCCACTGGCTTCATTGTTGGGTGCTCGCCATTGCGCGACGGCTTTTCAAATTCAAGAATTGTTGTTTGCTTACGATCAGCTGCCCAAAGATGACCTGCTCCATCCTTCCATCCATATAGGCACGGTTCATGTTTCCAATGATAATCCTGCCGCCCCATAACCATTGTTGATTTTTTCCATATCAAGCACTGACGAACTTTCCACCCAGCATCAGCCGCTGCGCCACGAAAGTTGTAGCCTTCTGAATCAGCGTGCCAAATGTAAAAGACAGCGCCCGGCTTCATTACAGCGTCGGCAGCAGTGTATGCATCGCGCAGAAATTGACGAAAGCTTTCATCATTCATTGAATCATTTTTAATTGTCAGCGCGTCTTTTGTTTTTCCTTCGTAAGCCACGTTATACGGCGGATCGGTCAGCCACATATCGACCTTCTGACCAGCGCACAAACGCTCAAGATCGCCGATGCTGGTTGAATCTCCGCATATCAATCTATGATTGCCCATATCCCAAACATCGCCAAGAACCGTCACCGGCTCCTTAGGAACCTCCGGCACGGCGTCAGCATCCGTCAGCCCGTCAGTTTCCTCTGCCATAAAACCTGCCAGCATTTTGTCATCAAAGCCGATCAAGTCGAGATTGAACCCTTCCGCATCAAGCTCCCCGATTTCGACCTTCAGCAAATCCATATCCCAGCCAGCGTTCGCCGCCAGTTGATTATCCGCCAGCACATAAGCCCGCCGCTGCGCCTCTGTCCAGCCGCGCGCCACCATTACGGGGATTTCCTCGATCCCCAGCTTACGCGCCGCCATGACGCGCCCGTGGCCGGCAATGATACTGCCCTCCTCATCCACCAGCACGGGCGTCGTCCATCCCCACTCTTTAATCGACGCGGCAAGCTGGGCGACCTGTTCTTCGGAATGGGTACGAGCGTTGCGCGCATACGGGATCAAGCTATCGACCGAACGCCGCTCGACGTGATCGGCAGGCCACTCGTTTTTATTCTTTGCATGAACCTGTTTCACTTACCGCTCCTCGCCGCTTCAGCCTCAGCCGCCAGCCACTCAATATCCACAGCCCCTCGCTGTATCGCCCGCATGAGCGCAATCGCTGCAAACGGAACCGGCTTAGATCCCTGCACCCAATACCATATGGTCCGCGTCGAAACATTAAACAGCCGCGCCAACTGAGGCGGCTTCATGTTCCGGTCGATTAGAAATTGCTTCGCCTCTGGCGTCATGCTCCCCGCTCCAAAACAAAAAGCCTCCGCCAATATGGCGAAGGCGTTGCGCGATGTAAAGGGTGCATCAAAGCCAGTCTGGGGCAACCTTCATTTCGGGATCGCCTCTTAGCCCCATGATGACGCCGAAAATGTCTGTGGTTCGCATGTCTACCAGTGCAGGGTTTGGCCCATTATGCACCACGCGAGCGTGCTTCGCTCCAAGAAGTTTCTGCGCCTTGGAAAAGATCGCCAGCTTTTCGAAATCATAATGAGCCACCTCGCCGGAAGCTTCGCCTTTAGGGAGAACTGCCCGCCACTCCGGAAACGTCCCTTCGATAGCGTGGCCCATGATCTTGATCTCGCCGTGTTCGATGGTGACTAGCATCCCATCAATTTCGATTTTGACCATTTCCGGCGACTTCCGCGCCAGCTTGATCCGGTTCACCAAATCAATCGGAATGATCGTATTCGGCCCGTCTGGCGTATCGTCATCGCCTAGCGGCTTAAACGCTGCAATAAGGACGTTTCCGTTTGTCGCCACAAGCGTGATGCCCTTCTGGCTAAACTCGACATGCACGCCCTTGAGATAATAGCGCGTCTCGTCCGTCATGACCGCGCAAGCCACGGCCTTGAGAGTTACAGCGTTAACGTATGCTATTGCTTTCATGATCCCGGCTCCTTGTTTTGATTACAGACTAACCATTTCCAAAAGATGAATGCTTCCCCTCCACCATTGATAGGTGGCCTGCGTCGGATAGTGTCCGCGCTTGATCCACTCGCCAGCGATCCGCTTGATTGCCGCAAGCTCGTCCTCGGTCGGATCGTCCCATATCGCGTCCGCCGATCTTGCATCGCTCGCGATTGCATGAATTGCAGCGCCGATCACGGGATGGGTAAAGCGGCTTTCGAGCCACATCTGGGAAACAGGAGGGATACGCATCACGCTTCCCCCCTCGCCTTGATTTCCGACACCATGCGGATGCAGCGTTCGGTTATCATATCGCAGATGGTCGTATCCCTATCGACCGCCGCTCGAACCAGCCTAGCCCATTGCTGATCTAGCTCCCGGTTACAGCCGTTGCTGTACGCCATCACCGAGCGCACCCACCAGCCTCCTGGGTCCAGAAGGTTCACCTCGATCTCGATGGTCCCGTAGAACGAAACGCCAGGAACAATCTGGACCGCGATCAGGCGGAAGAAGGTTATCTCATTCGACTTCATTGCCAAGCCCCTGTCTGAACCCTACGACCAAGACACTACACGCAATCCTTGCACATGTAAAGCATCAATGAAAATATTTCACCGAACCCGGAACGAACGCGACGCGGGGGGAGGGGGGAAAGGGAAACCTATCTGAAGATAGGTTTCCCCTTTTCCCCCCCTTTCCCACCCTTTTTGCCGGGGGGAAAGTTTCCCCTTTTTTCCCCCTATTTTCCCCTTTCCCCATGAATAGATTGCACCGACAATAGCAAAGCCTGAGCCTCGTCCTTGTCCTCGATTGTGTAGCCATGCTCATGTTCTGCAATCCAGCCAAGATCAAGTAATGCTTTCACCGTGTGGCCCGACTTTTTGACGTATCGCTTCGCGGTGTCGTCGTTATAGCCCGGCCCAGCGACTTCGTTCCCGTCCTCATCGCGTATCCGGTTCTTGGTCAGGAACAGTTTCAGCCCCGCCCGGCTGACGTATGGCTTGCCGTCGCGCGTTTCGGCCCCGGTGTCGTACCATGCGCGGCGGATCAGAACCTTTTGCTCATGCTCCGATTGGCCCTTGCGCGTTTGCTTGGCGGCGCGGGCTGGGGCGGATACGATCAGCGGCACGGCGCTCTTAACCGGCTCGCCGTCATCATCCTTCCATCCGGGGATTTCGACGCTTTCAAGGTCGCAGAAGATCGGCTCCGGCTCTTCGCCGTCTTTCACCTTTTTCGCTTCGATCTTGATTGGGTTGCCGTTCTTCCCGCCCGTTATTGATATTTCAATATCAAGCGCGCCCTTCCATGCCGACGATCCGCGCGCCCGGTGTTGGGCTTCCTCACTCACGCCGGTATGGTGAACGAGCAGGACAGAACAGCCAAACTCAAGTTTCATCCGGTCGCAAGCGTCGATCATAGTCTTTGCATCCTGTGCGCTGTTTTCGTCGCCAGCTAGGAAGCGGTGAAGCGTGTCAACTACGATCAGGACCGGAACTTCGGGCAATGCCCGAATCGCATTAGCGGCGGTCTGGTAGCCCTGCGGCGTGTTTAGGTCGCAGCCATGGCGCGAAACCCACATTCGAAACGATTTCGTTCCGTGCTTATGCTTCCAGGCGGCAATACGCCCGCGCAAGCCGTAGTGGCCCTCGCCCGCCAGATAGACGACTGCGCCCGGCGTTACCTTATGATTGGCCCAGTCAGATTGCCCGGAGGCAATACGCAAGCACATATCCATGAGTACGAACGTCTTGCCAACGCCGGACGGCCCATGCGCCATAATCAAGGCGCGTTCTTGAAGCCACCGCTTGATGAGCCATTTGATCGGGGCTGGCTCTTCGCACAGGCTGTCGGCTGAAACGAGCCAGTCAGTCGGCTGAGGCATCAACAAAGCCGCCAGATCATGCCCAGCTTTCGCATAGTCGTTAGCGTCGCCGGGCTCTGGCGGCATGATAACCCGAGCCCCGTGCTTGTTCGCCGCATCATTGGCCTTGCTCTGGCCGGTGCCGGAGGCGTCATTATCGGCCACAATCACGATGTCTTGGGCCATCCCGAATTGCTCGCGAATGATGCCACACACGGGAACAAGGTTTTGGGCCGAATAAGCGACGATGCACGGCCTCCGGGTGACTTCGTGGATCGTGGCAGCGGTGGCAAACCCCTCAGCCACATAGATCGTCCCCGGCTCATCATTCGTCCCGACCTGCCAGAAGCGCCCGCCCGTCACCCCGCTGGAATGGTAGAGCTTGCCGCCATCGTGGGAGATATACTGAAGGCTCGAAAGCTCGCCCTCGGCGCTGTAGAGCGGGACAATCAACCGCCCGTCGCCGGTCACGCGCGCCCCGTGCGGCTGGACGCCCTTGCGCGCCAGATAGGGATG